CTACTTCGACATAGGCCACTCCGGCGGATCTCCCGTCACCTTGTCGTCAGGACTCGGGTTATCGGGGTCCCCATAGGCCCACCCATGTTTTCCGGTACCCATGTGGATCCATGAATACCACTTTTTCTTCTCGTTCTTTTCGTCTTCTTTCTCTACTTTTTCGGTCAATTCTATTCCTTTCATAGTTTGAAATAACCTGTGAAGCAACGGGTTTCGCGTTCCTCACCCTGGGTAACGAAGGGCGAGGCGGGTTTGTTCCCGGCGGGCCACTCCTGGCCCCGTGCCACCGTTAGGGGATCGGGGCGACGACGTCGTTGGCTCTCGATACTGGATCGCATCGCTGAGGTGGACGGCATGGCGCGGCACACGGATCCTCGGATGACGTCGCGGTACGACCGGGCGCGGCAGAACCTCGACCGTCACGGGAAGTACGTGCTCGCCGCGTATCTCGGGGGAGCGGCGTAACCGCACCCCGTATAGCGAAGCACCCCACCTTCATGTTCGAGGTGGGGTGCTTCGCTGTGTCCGTCGTCAGAAGATGCGATACAGCACGTCGTAGATCCGGAAGTTCGCGTCGTCTGGATGTGTCCTCGTCGTCTGGATGCCGCCGTACTCCCACCGACGACCCGACCGTTCCGCGTACAGCTGCGCCCTCGTGTCGGACTGCATCCTCACAACCGATTCGCTCGCGCCCTGCGCGGCCGCAACCTTCACCACGTGCTCTTCCATCAGTGCCCCTTGCCTCGCGAAATCCCGACCGGTGTAACCGTACGAGCCGCGGAGACGGACGCCGAGAAGGACACGAATGCTGGAACCGATCACATGTCGGCCACGTCCAACCTCACATGACTGTCGACGAGGTTCGCGACCTACTACGACTCGTGGGGATGCTCGAGCACGCCGAGCTGAGAGAGGCGGGCGGTGCGTCCCCAGAAACGGAACCGCACCGCCCGCGCTGGCTATCGCGCGGCTGAGGTGATCGCTGCGGCGAACCGCTTCGCGTCACCCTCCTGCCGATCTGAACCCTCCACCACAATCACCTGACCGTCCGCCAACTCCACCGTCAGATACACGCTCGTCGACTTCTTGCGGACCATCGCACCGATCGCCGTACCGATCACAGGAACAATCGCCGACCCCACGATCACACGCGTCGCGGTGGTGCGGCGCTGAGTACCACCCATCTCCACCAGTGCCGTCGCACCGGCCACCGGATACTCGGCGCCGTTGAACCGCAACACCTCACCATCGAGCACGAGGCCCTCGAATGCCGGGGCCTCGGCGATGCGTTTCTTCTCGGCCTTCTTCGCCTGGCGTTCGGCTTCGACCTTGGCGCCCTCGGCTGCCTGCTCCTTGATCCAGTCCTTGAATCCCATGGGCCGCATCATTCCTTATCGCGCGCGTTCTGTACGTTCACGACCCTCGGTTGTGGCGGGGGATTGGCTGCACTCCAGGTCTCTACCGTGACGAGCATGTCCTGCACCTGGCCGATCGACCGGTCCTGCCTCCCTGAGGCAGCGACCCCGGAAGATCGTGTGAAGCAACGGCACGCCGAAGACTTGGCCGTGTCGGTGCTGTGGGCGCTGTCGGGCCGGCAGTTCGGGCAGTGCCCGGTGATCGCGCGCCCGTGCCCCACAGCGTGCACCAGCTCCACAGGTTCGTACGGGCCCGGCTGGTTCCCGGTGTTCACGGATGGGCAGTGGCGCAACCTCACGTGCGGATGCCCCGGGTCCTGCTCGGCGTCGGGGCCGACGGTGGTGCACCTGCCCGGCCCGGTCGGTGAAGTCCTCACCGTCACCATCGCCGGGGTCACCTTGGACGAGTCGGCCTACCAGCTCGAGGGGGACCGGCTGTATCGCACGGACGGATATCCCTGGCCGGACCAGGATCTGGGGAGTCCGTCCGGCAGTGCCGGCACATGGTCGGTCACGTACACGCGTGGTGTTCCGGTCCCGGAGGGGGTCGGCACGCTCGTCGGCATCCTGGCGAAGGAATTCCTCGATGCGTGTGGTGGAGGGAAGTGCCGGTTGCCGCGTCGTGTGCAGTCGGTGTCCCGGCAGGGTGTGAGCTACCAGATGGTGGATCCGACCGACATCTACCGTTCCGGTAAGACGGGGATCGCCGAGATCGACATCTGGCTCGCCGCGGTCAACCCGACCGCGCTGCAGCAAAGGCCGATCGTGCGATGAGCGACGTCGACTGCATCCTCAACGAACTGATCTCCGCGCTCCGCGAAGCGTTCACCCCCGACTCTCCGCAACCTCCGCTCGGTGGTGGCACCACCGACGTCCGCCTGTTCGCTGGTGACGCGATCCCGCTGGCGGCGTGGAACGCGCACACCGACGGGGGACACGGGTGCGATAAGCCGTTCGTGTGGGTGCGGCTGGTCCGCCGCTATCGAACCCAGCAGTTCCCTGCTCCATATGTGGGGCCGGCGCCGTGTGGGATGCCGTCGGCGATTGCCATCGAGGTCGGGGTCGGGCGGTGCGCGGTCGTTGATTTGGAACCGTGCTGGGAGGACTACGCCAACGAGGCGGAGATCAGCATCGACGACTCGTGGCGGATCGACCTGGCGTTGTGTCGGGCGATGAACAAGATCGAGCGCGCTGAGTGCGGGCTGTCCACAGCGATCGACGCTGTGGTTCCTTACGGCCCCGAGGGCGGCGTCATTGCCTGGATCGGGACCGCCTATGTCCAGCTGACCGGAGGATTCTGAAATGTCGCAGCGCATCACTGTCGAGGGCACGATCACCCCGTCGACGTTCCTGGCGGCCGGTGCTCGCCGCACGGTCACGCGGACGGCGTTCGTGGAGAAGCTGATCTCCAAGGGCTTCATCCGCGTCGTCGACGACGCGTCGACGCCGACCGTGGCCGATCCGGTCCCGGTTCAGCAGACGATGGCTGAGGTAGAGCAGGCTGCTGGCGAGGCGTCAGAACCTGCTCGTCTCGAGCGGCGGATTGTCGAGGCTCCGAACCGGAACGGGTCGCGCGAGGAGTGGGCGAAGTTCCTCGATTCCCAGAGGGTCGCGTATCCGGATGGGGCCACACGGAATGAGCTGATCGAGCGGTGGGATTCCGTCAGTGGCTGACGCTCGCTACGTATTCCGCCTCGACCAAGGTCGGCTCGGCCAGCAGGTCCAGCCGATCATGGCGCGCAAGGCCGCGTCCCTCACCCGACGGATCTCCGCCCAAGCCAGAGTGAACGTCCCCGTCCGCACCGGGTTCCTGGGCCGCTCCATCCAAGAGGACCCCCTCGTGTTCTCCGGGCCCTTCCGCCTGTCGACCGGTGTCACCGCGACCGCCGACTACGCCGCGGCGGTGCATGACGGGACCCGCCCCCATGTGATCCGGGCACGCAACGGGCAGTACCTGAAGTTCCCCGGCCGCAATGGGCCGGTGTTCGCCCGATCGGTCAACCACCCCGGGACGCGACCACGCCCGTTCCTGCGCAACGCCGCCGAGCAAGTGCTGCGCGCAGACGGTCTCGCCTGACCAGGATGCTGCACCGTGCGTCTCTAGCCTGCCGGTGTTACTTGCTCGCACCACCAAAGGGACGGCCTCATGACTACTTTTGCTGACGACCCCGCCAAGATCGCACGCGACGAAGCGGACCTCGCCGAACGCAAGCGGCGCCTCGGACTGGAGAAGACCGACGAACCCACCGTGATCGACCTCGACGAGACCGGCGAGATCAAGGACAGCGACGAGCTCGCGGTCCCGGAGAAGGAGCCGTGGCCGCACGAGATCCTCGCCGACTTCTACGGTGAGGACTGGGAAGTCCGCAAGCCGACCGAGCAGGCCCTCGCCGGGTTCGCTCTCGCCGCCGGCAAGTACGTGCCGCAGAAGCTGCAGAACGACCTCGTCGGATTGTTCATCCGCAACCACATGTCCGAGGCTTCTCACGAGCACATGTACGAGCGGCTGATGAACCCGGATGATCCGGACTTCACCCCGCAGACGCTCGGCGAGATGATGCGCGAGATCGCTCTGCTGGGCCGCGATGAGCTCAAGGCTGAGGATCGGAAGTCGGTGGAGTCGTGAGCTCCGAGGAGGACCTCGCCCGGATGGTCTCCGCGATCGTCCCGGGCGAGGCCGCCGACCAAGCCGAAGCCCTCGCCCACGGGACCAAACTGGGCACCATGTGGGCCGGGATCTACCGCGGTCTGACGCAGAACTCAGTGCCTGCACCAGTCGCGGTGGATGTCGTCAAGACCGTCGTCCAGACGACGCTGCAACCCCGGAAGTGACTGCACCACTGCTCTCTAGCCTGACGGCGTGACCTCACCCAGCGGCTCCATCGGTATCGGCATCACCCTCGATGCCGGTGATCTCCCCACCGAGATCACACAGGCTGTGCAGTCGGCCATGACCGATGTGCTCCGCTCGGTCCGCACGAGCATGGGCCAGGTCGAAGGCGCCATCGGCGGCATCGACACATCCGGTTTCAACCAGGTCGCCGAGGCCGCTCGCCGCGCTGCACAACAGACCGCGGACTCTGCCCAGCAATCCACCCAGCAGGTCGAACGCAACGCGCGGGACTCGGCCCGCTCGGTCAACACCGCGTTCTCCCGCATCGACACCGACGCATTCAACGCGATCGTGTCCGGCGCCGACGACGCGTTGGATCACCTGCGCAGTCTCGACCGGTGGCAACTGCAGGCGTTGACGCAGGAGATCAACCGCGCCGGTCAGTTGATCGGGCAGGACGTCCAGGCCGGGGCGTCGCACGCCGAACGCGCGTTGCGGCGCCTCGACGCCGAACGCCTCGAAGGGTTGCTTGACTCGATCCGTGACGTCGGCCGCGCCACCGACGAGGTCGAGGAGGACGTCGCCGATCTCGGTAGTGGACTCGGCAATCTCGGGGACCAGCTGGGGGAGGGCGCGAAGAAACTCGCCGGGTTCGCCGCGGCCGCCGCCGGGATCGGCGGGGCCATGGATCTGGCGATGGGCACCATCGAGAACGAAGGCATCACCAACAAGCTCGCCGCGCAAATGGGCGCTACCGGGGACCTCGCCGCCGAGTACGGGGCGAAGGCTGGGCGGCTCTACCGCGACGGGTTCGGCGAGTCGATGCAGGACGCCGCCGACGCGATCGGCATCGTCGCCTCCACGTTCACCACCGCGGGGTTCGAAGGTGAGCGGGCGATGGAGGACATCGCCCAAGACGCGATGAACTTTGCCAGCATCTTCGAGCAGGACGTCGCATCGTCGGTGCAGGCTGCGGGACAGCTCGTCGTCAACGGATTGGCGAAAGACAGCACCGAGGCGTTCGACCTCATGACCACCGCGTTCCAGCGAGTCCCCGTCGCGATGCGGGACGAGCTCCCTGAGCTGATGAACGAATACGGAACCTTCTTCTCGTCGATGGGGTTCGACGGGCAGGAGGCGTTCGGGCTGCTGGTGAACGCGTCCGAAAAAGGCATGATCGCCATGGACAAGGTCGGTGATGCCCTCAAGGAGACGGGTATCCGAGCGACCGACCTCGGCGACACCGGCGCTGTGGAGGCCCTGGAGGCGATTGGACTCGGTGGGGAACGAATCCAGCAACGGCTGCTCGAGGGCGGTGACGTCGCCCGGGAAGCGTTCCAACAGATGACCCAGGCCCTTGTCGATGTGAAGGACCCGGCAGAGCAGGCAGCGGCAGCGACGGCCCTGTTCGGCACGCCACTGGAGGACCTGAACAAGACGGAGATCCCCGCGTTCCTGGAATCGATGAACGCCGCCGGCGCCTCGATGGCCGGGTTCGAAGGGTCGATGGCCGAGGCCGGAAACACCCTGAACTCCGGAACCGGGGTCGCGCTGGAGACCTTGAAGCGGCAGGTCGTCGGCGTGGCGATGGACGGGTTCGGATTCCTTGCGAAGATCGTCCTTGATGCCGCCGGCGTGATCGGCACCGCCCTGTCCCCGGTGATCGACACGGTGAAGTTGTTCTTCGGCTCGATCACCGGCGAGGGCTCCGACGTCGAACTGCCGTGGATGAACACCGTCATCGACCTCGGCGCCCGGGCCCGGGCGGTGATCGACGAGGTCGTCGGCGGGGTGACCGCGATGGTCGCCGCGTTCAAGGACGGCGGCAACGACGTCACCTCCTCCGGCTTCGCTGGGTTCCTCGAGCAGCTCGGACTGTGGGCACGCATGGCGTGGGACGTGCTCACCGGATTCGGGAACTGGGTCAACGCGAACCTGGTGCCGGTGCTCGTTAACGTAGGACAGGCGGTACTGCCGGTTCTCTCGGGCGCGTTCGGTGCGCTGATCGACGTCATCGGCACGGTCGTGTCGGTGGGTATGGGCATCGTCAATTTCTTCATCGAGCACCAGGACGTTGCGATGGCGCTGGGCGGGGTGATCCTCGCCTACCTGTTGCCGTCGCTGGTGACGATGTCGGCGCAGCTGGTGATCCAAGCCGGGCAGTGGATGATCGCCACCGCGCAGATGATCGCCTACAACGCAGCCGGCACGGCACTGTCGGCGGCAACGAAGATCTGGGCCGGGGTGCAGTGGGCGCTCAATGCGGCGCTGAACGCGAACCCGATCGGCCTGATCATCGCCGCGGTGGTGGCGTTGGTCGCTGCGGTGGTCCTCGCGTACCAGAACAGTGAGACGTTCCGGAACATCGTGCAGGCCGCGTGGGAAGGAATCCAGACGGCGGTCAGTGCGGCGTGGGAAGTGCTCAAGGCGATCTTCACGGCGATCTGGGACTTCGTCGGAAACATCCTCGTCGGCACCTTCAACACCCTGGTGTCCGTGGTGTCGACGGTCTTCAACACCATCGGCGCGATCGTCTCCGCAGTATGGACGAACGTGATCTCGCCGATCTTCAACTTCTGGCACACCATGATCACCGGGGTCCTCGTCCCGATCCTGATGTTCCTGTGGAACGGCGTGATCACGCCGGTGTTCAACGGCATCGCCTCAATCATCTCGACCGTGTGGAACACCGTGATCAACGTCGTGTTCACCGCGTTCCGAGCGGGAATGGATGCGATCGGCGCGACCGCGAACTGGCTGTGGACGAACGTCCTGACACCGGTGTGGAACGGCATCGCCGGGACGATCTCGTTCGTGTGGAACTCGCTGATCATGCCGGTGTTCGACGGCTTCAAGGCGGGCATGTCTGCGGTCGGTGACGCAGCCAGCTGGTTGTGGCACAACGTCATCACCCCGGTGTGGAACGGCATCGGCGATTCGATCCGGTGGGTGATCGACAGTGTCATCAAGCCGGCGTGGGATGGGATGAAGTCGGCGCTGCAGGCTGTCGGCGATTTCTTCGGCACCATCGTGTCGGGTATCGGGAATGTGTGGAACGGGCTGCGGAACATGCTCGCCAAGCCCATCAACTTCCTGATCGGCACGGTGTACGACCAGGGCATCCGGAAGGCGTGGAACAAGATCGGGGAGTTCATCCCCGGACTGGTCACCGCACCCGAGATCCCGCTGATCCCGGAGTACCGCACCGGTGGCGCGCTCCGCGGCCCCGGCACCGGAACCTCCGACGACATCCTCATGTGGGGTTCGAACGGTGAGCACATGGTCACCGCCATGGAGGTCATCAAGGCCGGCGGTCATTCGATCCTGTACGCCATCCGCGACATGATCGCCCGCGGTATCCCCTTCACCTGGGACAACGGCCGCATCATCTCGCAGGTCGGCGAAGGCAACCTGTCCCGCTACGGTTCCGCGGTCCAACGCAAGGGCATCGGCAACGTCCCACCCGAGGGACTGTTCGACACGATCCTGCCGAAGTTCAAGGACGGCGGCGCGATCGTGCTCGAGCCGTGGATGCTGCAGCTCGCCGAGGGCCACAAGTTCGCGAAGGCGCAACACGGCAAGCCGTACCAGTGGGCCGGACCTACCGGTCCCGGCTCGTCGTTCGACTGCTCCGGATTCATGGGCTCGATTGCGGCGGCCATCCTCGGTGGCAATCCGTGGCAACGCTACTGGGCCACCTCGAGCTTCGCCGGATACCCCGCGGTGGGACCGCAGGGATTCACCCGCGGCAGCGATGCCGGATTCACAGTCGGCATCACCGACGATCCGGGCGGCCCGGGCGGCGGTCACACCGCCGGTGTGTTGGGTGCGGTGCCGGGCATGTTCGGGGTCGCCAGGGTGGAATCCGGTGGCGCGCTCGGGGACGTGCACTACGGGATGGGCACCGACCCGACATCGTTCGCGTCGATCTACCACCTGCCCATCGGAGCCAACGGATTCTTCCAGCCCGGCGAGGGGATGTCGGTCGGACCGACCCCGGAGGAGCAGCGCAGCTTCCTCGCCGAACGGGTCCACGATGTTCTGTCCGCGGTCACCGACCCGATCAAGGGCCTGATCGCGTCGACGATCGGAGCTCCGCCGCCGCACTGGAAGTCGATCCCCCCGAACTTCATGGACGCCGGTGTGGACGCGGTCGCCGACGGCGCCGACACGATCATCGGGAATCTGGGGGACATGCTGTCCTCGGCGTGGACGGCGGCCAGGAGCATCGGCGGCAACATCCTCGATGCGTTGAATCCGTTCGACTCCGGTGGTCTCGCCCGGGGTAAGGGGTTCCTGCCGAAGAACGTGATCGCTCCGGAGCGGGTGCTCTCGCCGGAGCAGACGAAGCTGTTCGAGATTCTCGTCCAGTCGTTGCAGGCGTTGTCGAAGGGCGACTACGACGGCGGGCTTTCTCGGGTGGGGATCGAAGAGGATTCGGTGCTCGTCGACGCGGCGCTGAGCATGCGGGAGATGGCGACCTCCGTCGACGCCTTGGTGAACAAGGGTGATTACGACGGTGTCATGGCGCGCGTCGGGATCGAGGAGGACCATCCGCTCGTCGATGCGGTGCTGTCGGTGCGGGAGGTCGCCCAGTCTCTCGGTGCTCTGGTCGGGGCCGGCGACTTCGACGGGGTGCTGTCCCGGTTCGGGATCGACGAGGATCACCCGTTCGTCGACGCGGTGCTCGATGTTCGGGACGCTGTGGTGGCGTTGGACGAGAACACCGTCAAGGTCGCCACGAGCGTGCTCGATTCGCTCGGTGGTGGTCTCGGTCAGCTGGGTCGGGATCTGCTCGAGGCTGTGGTCCCGGCGGTCGGGGAGAAGACCGAGGACGATACCGATCCGACGTTGATGGCGTTCATGGAGGACATCCGGGCGCAGTTCGACGAGCAGGGTGAACTGTTGTCGGACACGCAGTCGGCGGCGCAACGCTCCGAGTCGTCCACGGCGAAGGTGGTGGCGGAGCAGTACAAGGCGTTGGAGCGGCAGCTCGTCGACGTCGCCGACCGGCTCACCGGTGGTGTGCTCGGCCCGGTCGTGCAGACGGCGATGCAGTCCGCGTTGGGGATCGTGACCAAGGGGCTGGAGGCGTCCACCACGGACGTGACCGCGGCGGTGAACGAGACGACCGAGGCGGTGAAGAACGCCGATACGAAGACCGATCCGGAGCCGCCGTTCGGGGCGCCGGGATCAGCGTTCGATCTGGCGGCGGAGCTGTCCGACATGGTGGTGTCGGTGGCGAACACCGCGTCCCAGTCGCTGATGCAGGTCGGGATGGACATTGCGAAGGCGGCGTTGCAGCAGCAGAAGTCGACGGTGGACAACCCGCGTGGTGTGCTCGGCGACGAGAACAACTCCGGCGGCACCCTGGTCGACACCATCGTCCGGCTCACCGGTGTCGAGATCCAGATCCGGGACACCATCTACGCGGTCGCGGCGGATGTGAAGGCGTTCCGCGGTGACCAGTTCCAGACGTTCGACGAGACCGGGCAGCTGCTGTCCGATACCGCGTCGCTGCTGGAGCGGTCGGCGTCGTCCACGGATCTGGTGTTGGCGGAGCAGAACCGCATCAACCGGGAGTTGATGAAGTCGGTGATGCGCTATCTGATGGTCAACGTCCTACTGCCGGTGCTGTCCGCGTTGTTGACTGCGCTGATCACGATCGCGGTCACCCTGGTCGCTGCGGCGATCGGCACGATGATCGCCGGCCCGATCGGCACGGCGATCGGCGCGGCCCTCGGCGCGGTGGTCGGGTTGGCGTTGTCGGCGGTCGCGGCCGGGATCATCGGGACGGTCGGGCTCGGCGCCGCGGCGGCGATCGACAGCTTCGACGAGGGTGGTCTCGCGCATGGGATCGGCATCATGCCGAAGAACACCATCGCCCCGGAACGTGTGCTGTCGCCGCGGCAGACAGCGTCGTTCGATCGGCTCGTCGAGATCCTCGACGGTGCCGGTCTCGGGTCGGGTGCTGGTGGGGGCAGGACCGTGCAGGTCGGAAGCATCCAGGTTCACGGAACGCAGGCGGCGGAGAAGACGAACGATCGTCTGCTGGCGCTGCTCAACAGCTAGAAGGAGGACCGCGTGTTTCGTGGCTGGCTGGAACTCAACGGGCAGGAGCTGTCCAATTCGTCTCGCCTGGTGTCGCATCTGAAGCGGTCGGCGCCGGTCAGTGACGACCAGTTCGTTCAGCCGATGCCGTGCGCATGCGATGTGTCGGTGCCCTATGACGACACGTGGCCGGGCCTGGTGGATGTGCTGAACAACGGCCCGTACACGCTGGACCGGGCACCGTGGTTCGACGCATCCCGGCCGGAGTCGCGGGAGTTCGCCGGGGTGTGGGTCATGGACGTCCAGGGTCTGGACGCGGTGCCCGTACAGCGTGATGTGTCGGAGGCGGTGTGTGCCGGCGGTGTGGCGTCGTGGGCGCGGGACACCTCGAGACAGCTCACGTTCTCCGCACTGGTGATCGCCTGCTCGAACGCCGGGGCGCGGTACGGCATGAACTGGCTCAGCTGCATTCTCCGGCAGTCCAACATCCGAGGCGGGGTGGACCTGAAGTTCTACCGGTCGCATCCGGGTGGCAGTGACGCTCCGCCGTCCACGCAGTTGCGGACCGCCTATGGGACGGTGCTGACGAAGTCGCCGACGGTGGTGGAGGTTTCCGGTAAGGGCGGCAGTCGTCGGCATCGGCAGGCGTCGATCTTCCGGGTCGAGTGGGAGATGGTGGTGACCAACCCGTATCTGTACGGGGAGTCCGCTACCGCCGCGGTGGGGTGGGATTCGATCGAGGAGGAGTCGATCGAGTGGGCGCACGCCCCGGACTGCGAGGACACGGCGAGTTGTGATCTGCCGACGATCTACAACGCTGAGTGTGCGCCACCGGTGATCGATCTTGAGCCTGCGCAGATCCCAGTGTGTGGTGGCTGTCTTCCGTTGTGCTCGATCGAACGCCGCACCTGGCAGATGTCCGGGGTGCTGCCGTCGGTGTGTGAAGAGACCACGGTGTCGATGCGGGTGAAGAACGACGGCACCGATCCGTTGACGGTGAACTTTTTCTGGCGGCCGTGCGGGTCGACGGATTCGTGCGAGACGACGGCGCCGATGTCGGTGTCGGGGTTGCCGGGCGGGATGACGGTGGTTGCCGATTCGATCACGGGCCGGCCGTACATCGACAACAACGGCACTCGGCAGCGGCAGGTCGGGATTATCACGACGCCGACGGGTGCACCGTGGCGGCCGATACTGCTCGACACGATGTTGTGTTGGGAGTTGGTTGCCGAGTCCGCGCCGGGTGCGCAGTACACGGTGATCCTCGAGCTGAGGGAGCGGGACTCGTGAACGTGGAGATGGGGCTCGTGGTGGCCGAGGCGGAGGTCGAGGTCATCAAGGATCCGGACGCTTGGGCGGCGGCGATGGCTGATCAGGACACCGAGAGCGAGGGGGCAGAGTAATGCCTGTTGGAGTGAGTGCGGCGAACGTCGCCAATCAGGTGCTCGGCTGGCTGCGTGGCACTCCGCCGCCGTCGGTCGGTGGGCTGTACGTGAAGCTGCACACCGGTGACCCTGGTGCTTCCGGTACCGCGGCCGCGTCGGTGGTGACCACGCGTCGGCAGGCGACGATGAACGCTCCGTCCGGTGGGTCGATGTCGCTGCTGTCGATGTCCGGGTCGTGGGCGATGACTGCCTCGGAGACGATCACCCATATCTCGGTGCACGACGCTGCATCGGGTGGGAACTTCCTGTTCTCGGCTGCTTTGAACACTCCGCGGTCGGTGGTCAATGGCGACACGATCACGATGACCACGCTCGTGGTCGGCAACACCCCGCTCGCGTCCTGAGTCTGCTGATCTGCACCGGAGGGAGGTGACGACCCATGTCCTCGATGGGGATGGACAAGAGCGGTACTCAGACGGTCAATTCCGGGGCATGGGTCAAGCTCGAGGGGTTCACGGTCCGGGCCGGGTTCCCGGCGACGAATATCGTCAACAGCACGCTGGTGCTGGACGAGTCGGGTGTCGGGAACATCGAGTTCCGGGTGTCGGTGCAGTTGACCGGCGACACGCAGCAGGTGCGGGTCGTGCTCAACGGGACGACGGTGCTCGGATCCGCGGTGAACCAGGGCGTGGTCGGTACCGTCCCCGGGGTCAGTGTGTCCGCTGGGGACACGTTGGAGCTGCAGTTCCTCACGGACTCGGCGTTCACGCAGAGACGCACCGTCACCGCGACGAGCACGTACGTCACGTTCACGCAGACGACGCAGGACCATCCGGCCGGGGCGGGTCCGAGCATCGGCTGGTACTCGTCGTCGACGGCCAACGTGGAACGTCAGGCCGTCCCGAACGCCACAATGCTCGGCTGGAATGTGCAGGCCGGCATCGGCAAGGAATCCGAGGTTGCCGCCTCCCGGCAGATCGGCTGGTCGACGCAGGCGGATCTGTACGTCGGGAAGAAGTACGACGTCGGCGAGACTCCGACGATCGGGTGGGCAGTCTCGGCGGACATCGAGGTGCTGCGGAAGGCGCAGCCGCCGGAGGTGCTGTGGGAGGACACTGCGGTGTCAATCCATACCGCGGACGGTCGACTCCTCGGCACGTTGTTGTGCGATTCGATGGACGGGCTTGTGTGGGGGCGGGAACGCCGGGAGGTGTCCGGCTGTGAGATCGGTGCGCTCACGCAGGCCGACCCGGAGTTGATCGAGGACATTCGGCCGTGGGTGCATTGGGTGACGGTGTGGCACGGTCAGGCTCCGGTGTGGTCGGGGCCGATCCAGTCGGCGACGATCGGCCGGACCCGGACCCGGATCGTGGCGAAGGACCCGGCGACGTTCATGTGGCGGACCCGGGTGCCGATCACCTATCAGTGGGCGGACACCGATCCGACGCGGATCGCGGAGAAGGTGCTCGGCTACATGAACGAGCTGCACGGGCTGACGGCCCCGCCGATCGTGTTGCCGGCGGTGACGGAGGCGTTCACCTATGCCGCCACTTCGGATTCGCGGATGTTGCACCAGATGATGGACGACCTGACGAAGCTCGGGTTGGAGTGGACGGTGGTGGCGGGCCGGTTCATTCTCGGGAAGTTCCCGGATGCTCCGGTGGCATCGCTCGCTGAGTGCGATTTCTTGGTGGAGATCGAGCGGCTGAGGGACGGTACGGCGACGTTCAACGATGTGCGGGTGCAGGGCCAGAACTGGGCGCAGACCGCGGTCGCGCCGTTGGCCGGGCTGCGGTTGCAAACCCTGGTGTCGCTCGATGATGTGTTCGGGGTGTCGAACATTCAGAAGGCGGCGCGGTTGTATGCGGAGGAAACGTCCGCTATCCGGGATGTGTTGGTGTTGCCGTCGTCGGCGTCGCTGCATCCGGAGGCCGATATTTCTCTCGACGATCTGATTCCGGGGAAGAACCTGTTGGTGCAGGCGCAGGGGGTGTCGTCGGTGATGACGGTTGATCAGGTGTCGGTGTCGGTGTCGGCGAACAGTTTCGATACGCAGGTGACGCTCGTTGCGGTTTCGGACCGGGGCGAGATCGCTGAGCTGGTGGGAGGGTAAGGGTGTCGGGTACTGCGAAGGTGAAGCCGCCGAAGGATGATGCTGAGTGGGCGCGGAATACGCAGCGTCGGATCGAGCAGGTGGAGAATCCGTCGTCGACGCGGATCGGTGCGTGGGTGTTGTCGACTGATCCTGAGTCGGGGAACCTGATCGCGTCGAACGTCAATGGTGGGGCGGTGGTGCTCGCCAACCAGCCGGAAGGGGATGCGGAAGCGGACGCAGTGTCGTCCGGCTGGTCGCATGTGAAGGTCTCCCGCCAGACTCCGCAGTCACTGTCCCCTGGTACCCACATGGCGATCCAGTGGGACACGGTGGACTCCCAGTCCAGCGATTGGTCGGTGGGGCCGGGCTCGTCCACATTGGTGTTCCCGGAGTCCGGTGTCTGGCTGATCTCGTACAACCTGCGGTACGGGGCCACCACCTACGAGGCGAGCACTGGTCGCATCTATCTGGACGGGTCCCCGGTGTTGTCGGGCAGAACGCAACCGTCACAGTACGCATCGGAACCCACGATCTTGTGCTCGTCGACGTTCTCGGTGTCTGCCGGGTCCGAGCTGTACTGCACGGCGTGGATCAACGGAGCTACGTCGACCACTGTGGGTCCATCGGGGATTGCCTCGTCCGACGTCACGTCTCTTTCCTTGACCCGTCTTCCGATCGGATGAGCTGATGGCCCAAGTCTGCGTCTCCCAAAACCTCGACATCACCAGCGGCGAACTCGGCATCCAACCCTGGTCGGTACCCCGGCACGTCTACGACCAGTCCTTCACCTCCACCGGCAACGGCACCTACGGCGCACAAACCAGCCTGCCCGGGAAACTGATGATCGACTCCGGCGTACAAGCCTGGACCAACACCACCCCGATGCCCGCACAACTCCTCTTCCGACTCCACCGAGGATCCCGCCGATACGTCGTCTCCACCCCCAACGTCGTCCAAGTCCGCGACCGATTCACCACTGCCATCGGCGAAATCCCGCGCGTGCCGGACACCTCCAACCAATATCAGGGGGCCGGCGGAGGCGGGTTCGACATGTCGACGACGACGTCGGCGCGTCCGCTGGCTGGGGTGCTGCGGGCGTGGGATGACGCGATGATCACCGAGGATTGGTTCGGCCCGGTCCCGCCGGGGGAGACGTTCCGGTTCCACTACCGGGCGACGCTGTGGACACCGCCGCCGTGGTCGAACAACGCCAACGACAATCTGCCGATCCACGAATGCGATGTGGATCCGGTGCGGATCCAGCTGATCGCGTTCCCGACTCAGGACATGGACGTGATGGGATGAGCCTTCGTATCTGCACCGCCGAATTTATGGCGTCGACCAGCAAAGGCACCGGGCTCGCCGCATCGTGGCTGCCCCGCATGGTCGCCGAACGCATGGCATCCTCGAGCCGCGACGGCACCACCGAACGCGCCCCGGACGGGGTGCCGTTCATCGAGACCGACATCCTGTGGACCAACACCACCGGCGACCCGCAGCACCTCCACATGAGCGTGCACCGCGCCTCCCGCTCCCTGGTGTCGTCGAACCCGAACACCGTCACCATCGACGACGCGTACTCGTTCGACGTCGGAGTCTCCCCGTCGGCGCCGGTCCCGGCGGTGACCAACAACGGGTTCGGGGCCCGCCTCAAAGCGAACCGGTCGACGTCGACATCGGTGAAGTTCGGGCGGATCTTCCGGGACATCCCCGACTGGGTGACCAACGTCGACATCGGCCCGATCGACCCCGGCGAGTCAGTGCACTTCCGGTACCGGGCCCTGTACTCGACCCCGGGGCAGTGGCGCACGGGCACCAGCTCCCGCCACGAAATGTACGCACGATGGGCGCGGCTCCGCCTGTGGGCCGCGCCGTGGGTGAACGGGAGCATCTGATGAGTCATCCCTGCGTCAACCTCGACGACTTCGAGATGGTGGACGGCACACACCTCCGGCCCCGTGACCACATGCAGTGGCGGCACGTCGCCCTGAACTACGCCAACGGCATCATCCAGTCGTTCCCCCCGAACGACGGCGTGAACAAGGATGTCGCGCTGCACACGGTGCAGGCCCAGTGGACGAACACCACCCCCCGCCCGCAATACGCCTACGCCCTCCTCACCCGGGCTGGGGGACGGATGGCGTTGCAGTCCCAGAGCATGGCCTACATCCAAACCTCCGCGGGCCAGAGTTCGGGGGTGGCGCCGGCGGATCCGTCATCTTTGTCGGTGATCTCCAAGTTCGGGATCGGTGGCGCGTTCGGTGCGACCGCAGCAGGGGACGCCTACTACGGGGTCACCGAGGTACGGATGGGTGACCGCACCATGCTGCTCGGAAACACCGTGCTGCTCGCGCCGGGGGAGACGGTGAAATACCGGGTAGCGTTGCGGTTCATCTCCGAGTTCTGGGAGCACCGGGCGATCTACCAGGGCAGCAACGAGACCGAGGCAGAGGTCGATTCGGGGGAGTCGCAGATCGACATCTTCGCCTACCCCGCCATTTGAGAAGCTGCCGCCCATGGCCTCACACACACCACCATCCCCGACACCTGTCTTCGAGGCACCGACCGGGTTCGCGGACCTGGACTCCCAGGTCGACGATGTTCTCGACGGCGGTCAACGCTGGCATGTCTTGACCGTCGAAGGCTTGACGTTGCGGGTGCGTAAGCCTGCCCCGACAGCGATCAAGGCGCTCAACGCTGCGACGGGGAAGGGTTCGTCGGCGGAGCTGCGGAAGGACTCGATGACGCTGTTCGTGCAGCATCACCTGCACCCGGACGACTGGGAGACGATGCTGGTCACGATGGTGGATCCGGAGCAGTCGTTCTCGACGGCCACGCTGGGGGAGGTGATGCGGCGGATTGCAACGCTGGGCACCGCTCGCCCTACCGTGCCGTCGTCTCGCTGGCGCAGGCGACGGGGCATTACTGGCGGACGATTCGGGCGAAGTTGATCCTCGCCGGCGTTGTCGATCCGTTGCGGGAGCTGCCGGATCTGCATGCCTTGTTGGATGTGGTGGAGGCGTCGGCGACGGAGTCGATGTCGGCGGAGGAGCGGGACCAGTTCAACTTCCAGATGTATCGGCCGGACCCCAGTGAGAAGCCGGTCGGGTTCGAGGAGGATGACCAGCTCGATGCGTTCGCTGCGTTCGAGGCTGTGGCGGGCGGTCTGAAATAGGCTGCACGGTGCGTCTTTACCGTGGTCGCCATGGCACGTCGCTACTGGCCTCTCGAGCGGGGCCACATGGTCACGTCGGGATTCGGTGCCCGATGGGGGACCACCCACTGGGGCACCGACTTCGGACGCGAGGGTGGTTCCGGAGGGATGGCCGTCTACGCCGTCCAGGGCGGCACCGTCGTCAACGTTGGCCCCGCATCCGGATTCGGCCAGTGGGTGGTGATCGACCACCCCACCGCCGACGGCAGCGGAACCACGGTCTACGGCCACGTCATCCCCGAGGTCCGGATCGGCCAGCGGGTCGAGGCAGGCCAGCGGATCGCGCGCATCAACCCCGACTCGCGCACGAACGGCGGCTTCGCTCCGCACCTGCACCTCGAGTGGCACCGCGCCGTGTGGTCACCGCCCGGCGCGAACCGTCTCGACCCTCTGCCTCTCCTCGCCGGCTCGCTCTTCCCTGGAGAAGGGAACCCATCGGTATCGCCGATAAGTTCCCCGCGACCTGCATATTCCGACTACGTGCGAGAAGGGTTCGCGCAACTCGTCCCACCGAAGGGAACCCGATGACCCTCTACGGCATCGACGTCAGCAACCATCAGGGCAACTTCGACTTCGCCGCGGCCAAGCGCGAAGGGTTCGTGTTCGCCACCCACAAGGTCACCCAGGGCGATTACTACCGCGACCCGTACTGGCCCCGCGCCCGCGACCAGATGCGCGAGCACTTCCCAGGCCTGTTCGGCGGCTACCACTTCGCCAGCAACAACGTCGACGTGAACCGCCAGGCCGACACACTCCTCGCACACCTCGGCGATACGTCGATCCCGATCCAGCTGGACTACGAGGACACCAACAACCGCGGCTCCATCGACAACATGAAAGCCCTGATCCGGGCGATCGAAGAGCGCGGGATGCGGGTGTTCTCGAACTACCTGCCTCGCTGGTACTGGACCGGCCACATGGGCGCACCCCGACTGGACGGAACCCCGCCGATCTGGAACAGCCACTACGTGGGCGGCACCGGCTATGCCTCCGTCCTCTATCCGGGCGACCAGCACGCCGGATGGGCGGAGTTCCACACCGGCGCACCCCCGGTGGCGATCCTGCAGTTCTCCGAGCGCGGCCAGGTGGCCGGCCAGTCGATCGACGTCAATGCCTACCGGGGTACCGAGCAAGAACTTCGCGCGCTGTTCGGCAGCGCCCAACCCAAGGGGGAACCCGTGGCAGACATCGTCGAGGAAGGCGCCGGGCAGCTGCATCCGCAGCCTGGCCGACTGCGTCCGATTCAGCGTCCGCAGAATGTCAACCCGTCGACGCGCACGCCGGACGAGCCGTGGCCGTACGACATGTGGTGTGACCTGTGGAACGAGTCCGTGTGGGACGGCTACGACATTCGGCCCGAGTACGCCGACGTCCCCGATGAGGTGGGGCGTTCTCTCGTGGCGCTGCTGCAGACCGTCGCGGCCCGGCAGGTCCTCGGGAAGGCGCAGCTGGACCGCATCGAATCCAAGCTCGACCGAATCCTCGGGGAGAAGAAGCTGTGAAGAACGTCGGCAAGAATTGGCCCGCCATCCGACAGGTCGCCTACAGCGTCCTCGCTGCGCTCCTCGCTCTCGGGGTGGCCTTGAATGTCATCACCGAGGACCAGTCAACGCAGTGGCTGTCGATCGCTACGTCGATCCTCGGCGCGGTGGGGCTGCTCGTCGCGAACCTGTTCGTCGACCGGACATCGCCGGCGCAGGAGCAGAAGATCGAGCAGGCCGTCGAGGTCGGGCTCGAACGAGTTGCCCAGCGCGCGCAGCCGCACGTCCAGGTCGCGGTCGACCGTGTGAGCGATCTGCGGGAGCAGTACATCGATCCGTTCATTCGGCGGTGACATCCCCCCAGCAGCGACTGCGCCCCACCTCGGTTGAGGTGGGGCGCAGTTCTGTCTGTCCGGTTACTGGGCGAGGAACTTGTCTCGCTGCAGGGTCTGGTGGTTGATGGTGCGGCCGAGGAACTCGTACTCGGCGAACTCGTCGTCGGTGAGGCGGCGGGTCTTGGCGATCTCGGCGATCTCACGCATGTCGTCGCGGGCGTTGTCGATGACGCGGTCGATGCTGGTGATGAGGGTCTCGGTGCTGATCTGCGGTGCAGTCATGTTGTGCTCCTTAGTGTTTCGGTTTCCCTGACACCAGGAAGTAAACACGGTTTCCATCACGATGTCAACCCGGTTGACATGAATGTTCCGGCGTCGGCACAATCACCCACATGACCAACATGGACAGACTCACCACCCTCGTCCGCCGCGCGCGGCACATCGCCGACCTCGAACTCCAGATCGCGCGGGCGCGCAGTGAGCAGGACCGGGACGTCGTCGCGGCCCGGCAGGAGGGGTTGTCGTGGAGCGAGATCGTCGAAGCCGACGGACGGTCACGGCAGATGCTCAACCGCGTCTACCGTGCCTGGACAGAAGAGAAGCCCCAGCGGTAGCCAGGAGACTTGTCAGGGAAACCGGGGCCGCTGAGGCACCACGATCCTAGCGTTGGGCGCGGGCGGTGCTTCCCGGGACCTTGGTCCCCACCGCCCGCGCGTCATCCACGGTACTCAGGATGCGACGCTCGCCGCCAACCATCGACGCACCGTCGCCTCCGACCGTCCGACCTCCGCTCCGATGGCGTAGTTCGACCAGCCCTCGGCGTGGAGCTGGCGCACGCGATGACGCAGTGCGTCGCGCTCGTCGACGCGTGCGTCATCCGGTCGCTTCTCCTCGGCGGGTTCCGGTGCGGCCACGACGGTGAGCTGCGCTGACGCGGGCGACGCGGGTGCGTCATCGACCGCGATGTCCGCCTCGGGTTCCGGTTCGACACGGATCCTGGCGAGGGCTCGGGCGCGGACGATCGCGAGATGCGTCAACGCCAGCGCCGCCACCGGTGGCACCACCGCAACGACCGTCGCCACTCCCGGGTGCACCGGCCCCGGCGGGAGCAACAGGTGTGCGGCGTTCCCGGCGATCGAGACTGTGACCGCGGACCATAGGAGTGTCCACGCGTAGCGACGCGCCGGCCCGTCGTCGAGCGTCACCACCGTGCGTGTCGCAGCGACGATCAGTCCGTCGACGACGAGCGGCCACACGGCGGACTGCCACTGGCCGAGTCCGGCGCGGGCGGCGAGGTCGGCGAGGGCGGTGTAGGACAGGGCGAGTGCGGCGGCGCCGAGTCCGTAGATCAGTGCCGCGTCGGTGCGCGTCACGCGAATGGTGTTCAC